ATCAACTACAAGACGTCGAAGCCTGAAGCGGTAGGTCAGTCAGTCGCACAGGCTTTAGACCGCACAGCGTTTAAATGGGCTATCTTATTGGTGGTTAATGCAGTAGAGCGCAACGGAAAGAGTAAAACGCTGACCAAGTGGACACGATTGGCCGCGCCGTATAAGCACAGCGCGTTAACTGAGTGGTTAAGAGTTGAGCATCAGGCGATGATTGACGATTGCAAAGGCAAATGCGAAGTGGTAGATGCTTCATGGTGCGCTGTACCTACGCCGCCAGCTTTCGTGGATGATTTAACTGAGCAGATATTGATTGATAACTTATTGGAGTTGATAGCATGAACACTTATAAAATTGCAGCAACAACACGCGCAGGCGACTTTATCCAAACAGAAATCACAGCAAGCAACATGCTAGCACTTGTGCAGCCGATGGTTTACGAGTTGGCAGTTGAGCATAAGACTTGTATTGATGATATTGTTGAATTAGATATAACGGAGCTGGAATGATGGAACTAATAATGGAGCTAACAGAGTTTATCGCCACACTAATCTGGTCGCTGATTAAGTTTCTTTTTTGGACTGGCTTGACCATTGGACTATTCGCCGGAGTAGTCGCGCTTATCATAGCGTTTCCGCTTCCTTGCATAGCGTTTATCCTGCTTTGGATTGCGCTAAAGAATTAGCCGCTTAACAGCGGCTTTTTTGTGCGCTATACTGAAATTACCTTTCAAAAAAGACTGTTAACAAATGACATATAGCACAGACAGGCAACCAGACTATGAGGACAGGCTGCCGAGAGGACTTGGCAAGAAAACTATCATGCTCGCAGCTATCGAAGAAGAAACGGGCGGCGACGAAAAAGAGTTTTTTAAAAAGGTTATCCGAATCGGATTTGGTAATGCGGCAGATGGTCAGCCGCCAGTACCAATGCTTCTCAGTGAGGCTATGAAGCGATTACAGCCGCCACTCAAGCCAACAGGCGAGAAGATAACTTTAAACATCGCAGAAGGCGCTACGCACGCCCAGAAATGCGAATCTATCTTCCTGGCTGTGACAAGCGGCGGCATTAGTGCTGAGCATGGGCAAATGCTAATAGGCATGATCAAAGACTCAATAGCTATAGCCGAATCAACTGAGCTGCTTGAGCGCCTTGAAAAGATTGAGCAACTACTAGCGGGCAAAGCTTAGTTGTTGTAGTATTGGTTATCCACTGGTTGGCAACAATGCCATGATGACGGGTTACAGATTAGAGTTGCTTCCTCGACTCGCATTAACTTCCCGTTTGAAATTGTCGCAGGCAGGTTCTTTCCGTCCACATAGTACGGTTTCTACCTTTCCGTCGTAGCTGCTCGATGCCGAAGCCGCGGCAAACAGACCAGCCTTGTGCTGGTTTTGTTTTTCTAGTTGACAGTTGGCGCGCATGTGATACATTTAGGATTCGATTAACTAATGAGGTTGAAGAAATGAATAAGCAGGAATTGATTGATGGCGCAAAAGCTTTATACGACCTCGGCTTCTTGCGTATGCCGGAGAGTAAATAATGAAAAACATAGATCAAACAATAATTGATAATGACGGTATAGCGCTAGATGCCAGAGATAGCCGCAACTTTAGCAAGATTGGCCCACATCTTTACGATGGGAAAGTTGTTATAGATGTCGCTCAAGTAGATGGCAGCCTTGATTTGGTTGTTAGAAATTACAATGGCTTTATGTGCTTGAAAACAGATTGGGATAAGCGAGTTGCAGAGCTTAAAGCGTCTGGTGCATTGCCTGCTGAATAAATGCTATACTAAATCGCCGGAGATTCTCACGGATGAGTCACGGCGATAACTTAACCTTTGGAGATGTAGCAATGCCAACCAAGCAAAAACCGCGTGACCCTAAGCCGACTGAGCAGTCAAAGAAAAAGCCAATGAAAAATGACCGCTGCTAGTTTCGATGCGATCATGGCCGCAGCTCTTGCTGTGGCTTTTTTCTTTAATCGCCAAGCGATTGTACCTCTTCTCGCGTATACCTTATGGGAGCTTGCTTTCTTGCTTCCTGTCAATGATTTTTTCATGAGCTTGATAGGCGCAACCATCTACGCAGTGCTTGCAGCAGCATTTATCAGAATTTTATCAAGTTTACGTTATGCAATGCTCGCTATCTCTTGCCTATACTATCTGAATGCAGTTGATTTTTGGCTGTCAAATGGGTACGAAACTTTGTATTATAATTCAGTTAGTTATTTAATCGGCGCTGTGGAAGTTTATGCGCTTTGGCAATTGATGAAAGGGAGCCTCAGCCGTGCAAGAATTCATAACATTGTTAATAGGGGCTTTTTTCATCTATAATTGCTGGAAACGCATTAAGCGCATTTGCAAGCAGGAAAAACGCCGTGAGTATATCCATCAAACACGCGCTGCAAGACGCAGCAAACCATCTGAGTAACGATATACCACAGTATATCAACAGCCTTATGCACAAGTCGTTTACGTGGATAGGTGGAGCTTCAGCAGCATATCAGCTAAGCCCCACAGGTTCAGATTACATTCCAGATTTCCTTATGCCGTTGTTTTCCTGGTTGTGGCACTTAGATTGGCTTCAATTGTTTTCAACTTACGCTGTGCTCGCGCTGTGCGTAGAGCGAACGTTTGTTTTGTGGGCTTGGTATCGCAGGGCTATGCGCGGAGATTACGACGCAGGAAAGCCGCAGGAATGAAGCGACTCACTGCAACTAGACTCGAAAAACTAGAGTCGAAAGTTCAGCAAAGCACATCAAATAAGCAGCATCAAACTGTCTTCGGCATTGTTTGCCCTATTAATGGGTTACTCTACTCACTAGAGCATAACGGCTTAGATTGGGCTAAGTCTGACAAAGTGCCTGATATCTACATCAGCAAGAAAATGGAAATGGCATTAACTGCTAAGACTCGTTTTGTCGTGCTGATTGGTGGGCGCGGATCTTCCAAGTCATTAACTGAAGTTGATATTGACTTAGTGTTAGCTAAAGACTTGGGCTATAAAATATACGAGCTTCGGGAGTTTCAAAACTCGCTAGAAGATTCTGTGCATTCATTGCTTCAGTCAGAAGTTGAACGGCTACAGCTCACCGGATTCACAAGCCAAAACAACGTTATTTTCCATGAAAACGGCGGTGAATTTAAGTTCAAGGGTTTAGCACGCAATCCGTCAAGCATTAAATCAGCGGCAGGCTTTAACAAGTTTGTGGTTGAAGAAGCTGACAACTTATCAGAAGAATCAATCAAGCATCTGACGCCAACAGCTCGGAACAAAGCCAAGAAGGGCTTACCTTCTAGATTCCTCACAGAAACAGATGATGAAGAGCTAGCAGACGCTCTAGAAAACGTTCAAATCGTTTTTATTGCTAACCCTAAGTCAAGTGCTGACGCATTTAGTAAACGCTTCATAGTGCCATTCCTAGAGAATTTAGAGCGCGACGGCTATCATCAGGACGAATTGCATACGGTTATCATGATCAACTATCAGGATAATCCGTGGTTTGCTGATTCTGGCCTTGAGTCAGAGCGAAAGTTCGACGAAGAAACGCTTCCCTATGCAAGCTATAAGCACATCTGGCTTGGTGGCTTCAATGACCATGTAGAAAACGCGCTTATTCCTGCTGAGTGGTTTAACGCTGCGCTTGATGCTCATTTAAAACTAAACTTTAAGCCTCAAGGCGCTATCATTGCATCGCATGACCCGTCAGACCAAGGCGAAGACGCCAAAGGCTTTGCGATGCGCCAAGGCTCAGTTGTTACGATGGTTAAAGAGATTATGCACTGCGACGCCTACGACGGTGTTGCCGCTGCTCTTGGTGAGTCACACTTAGAGAATGCTGATTACTTCATTTGGGACGGCGACGGCTTAGGCGCGACACTGCGCAATCACATCACAAATCTGTCAGCGGGAAAGAAAACAGTCTTGCAGATGTTCAGAGGCAGTGAAGGCGTAGACAATCCAGAGGCTATATACTCATTTGATAACAAAGGCGTGCCAATCCAACAAGCCAAGAAGAATAAAGACGTATTCAGGAACAAGCGCGCGCAGTATTACTGGGCTATGCGCGATAGGTTTTACAGCACTTACCGAGCTGTTGTCCGTGGCGAATATGTTGATCCAGACACAATGATTAGTCTCAGCACAGCAGGCATAGCCAACATTGACAAATTACGTTCTGAGGTTTGCCGAGTGCCAATTAAAGACAACAACAACGGCTATATACAGATAATGTCTAAGCTAGAAATGAAGTCGATTAAGATACCATCGCCAAATATGGCTGATAGTTTAATGATGAGTTTTGCTTATCAGTCAGTTATGGTGCAAAATAGAAGCAATAACTTTGTAATGCCAAGACCAATGGCAACGATGGGGCGCAGATGAAAAAGCAGCTTACTTACGACAAAATACAACAAGCCTTTGATCGTGATTTTAACTTCTCGAAAATCACGCGAGAGCGAGCGGCGGCGGATTTATCTTTTTTCTGGATTACGCACTGGGATGACGCCTTATTGTCAGGCAGTCAGTTGCTATACAAGGGCGAGTTTGACTTACTGCGAAAGGCAATGAGGGACATTCTTAGCGATATGCGCTCAGCTCCGGTGCAGGCTGACTTTGAACCGAAAGACGGCACGCCTGAAGAAGATGCAGAGATTTTAGACGGCATTTATCGAACATCCTGGCGAACAAACGCTAGCCAAGAATCATCAGACAACGCATCAATCGAGCAGGTTGTTTGTGGGCTAGGTGGCTGGCGCTTACGTACTTGCTACGAGTCGGATTCTCTAGGCGAGAATCATCAGATTATTGACCGTCAGCCAATTCACGAATTCAACTCGACTGTATTTTTTGACGCCAATGCTCGATTAATTGACAAGACTGATGCGCTTTGCTGTACGGTGCTAGTGCCTCTGTCGAAAGATGGCTATATCGAATATTACGAAGAATTAACAGGTGAAGCACTGCCGAATGCCGATAAGGTTATTACTAACTTTGCCTATCCTGAAAACGGATGGACTTTCCCGTGGGCGCTTGCTGGCGGCTCGGTTGATGTTGTCTACATCGCTGAGCATTATCATCGCTACAAAGAAAAAACTAAGATCCATTTCTTCCAAGACTTCCTTGGCAATGAGCAGGCGTATCAACAAGAATACGACGACACTGAATCAGAAATGATTGAAGAATTTGAAGCTGGCGGCTATAAGAAAGTCGGCGAGAAGAAGATTGAACGCTGGGTTGTTGATAAGTACATTCTCGACGGTCAAGATATTTTATCTGGCCCCGAGCGCTTAGCAGGCGAATACATTCCAATCGTGCCGCAATTCGGTGAACGTGCGTACATTCAAGGCAATGAGCATTACGAGGGCATCGTCAAGGCTGCGAAAGACCCTCAGTTATTGCGTGACTTCGGTATGAGCTACATGGCTGATATTGTTTCTCGCTCGCCACGTGTGCAGCCTATTTACTTAGCTGAGCAGGTGCAAGGCTTTGAATTCATGTACGCTCAAAACGGCTCAGATTCACAATTCCCGTATCTGTTGCAAAATCGCCTAGATGCTAACGGCAACGACTTACCGCTCGGGCCTGTCGGTATGACTCCTGAGCAGCCGATCCCGCAAGGCTTGAGCATGATGCTTGATCATAGCCGCATGGCTGTCGATGACGTTGCAACGGCAGGCATACCTAACAACATTTCAGATCCAGATTTATCAGGCAAAGCACTCAATACATTGGTTGCTCAGTTTGATCAGCAGTCTTTGGTTTACCAAGACCACAGAAAGTTTTCAAATCGCGCCGATGCAATGATCTTTGCGTCAATGGCTCGCGAGATTTACGACGCACCAAGAAACGTTACATTGACTCTTCCGGACGGTACGCGCAAAGAGCAGCCTATCATGCAGCCTACGCTTGACATTGACAGCGGCACAGTGAAGACGTTGCGAGACTTAACGCGCTCGCGCTTTGAGGTTTATGCCGACGTTGGCAAGGCGTACAGCACAAGCCGCGACGAGGCACGCCAGAAGTTAGAGATGTTACTTCCTAATGCCGCAGCAGTTGATCCACAGCTAGCTAAGGCAACACTGCTGAAGATTTATCAATTGCAAGACGGCGAAATGACCAAAGACTTACGCAAGTTTGCGCGTCAACAGTTGATCTTGATGGGAGTCAGTGAGCCAGATACCGACGAAGAAAAACAACTTCTACAAGCTAGCCAGGAAGCAAGCCAAGACCAGCAAGACCCTAACATGGCACTAGCAATGGCTGAGCAGATGAAAGCTGAAAACGGCGCAATCAAGAATCAGATTGACCAATTCAGAGCAGAGACTGACCGGATGTCTGTTATGGTTGATGCTGAGAAAGCTGGCGCTGAGATTAACTACAAGAAGGTGCAAACGCAGTCTGTTGCTGTTAATGATGCCGTCAAGATTAGGCAATCAATAGACCGAGGGCGGCAAACGCTACAATAACAAGAAGGCGGCTTAGGTCGCCTTTTTTATTGCTTGCGACGGAAACTTGACGCCAGAAATTTGACGCGCCATAATAACGTCACGTCAGATTGAACGGCAATCAATCAGCCTACTAGCGGCCAGCTAGGTTTATCGAGCATAGCGAGTAAAACAATGCAAACACTTGAAGAACTAAAAGCCGAAAACGCGGCCAAGGAACTTGAGCAACAACCTGTTGAAGCTGTCGAACAGCCGGAGATTGTTGAGCATGAACTAGAAGCGGCAGACCAAGACACTGATACCGAAGCGCAAGGCGAAGAAGTCGAGGATTGGCTAAAAGGTGATTCAGCTCAGGCTGTACCACTAGCAAAACACGTTGAACTGAAGCACAAGTTAAAAGCTCGGCTATCTGAAAAAGATGATGAGTTAGCGCAAATCAAAGCAGAGTTAGCGCAGTTAAAAGCTGGTGGAGTTATGAACCAACAGCCGACACAGCAACAGCCAGCTTTGAAAGTTCCGAAGTTGTCAGACTACGATTACGATGAAGACAAGTATGCAGAGGCTATGGCTGATTATTCGGCGCAGTTAGTTGAAAGCAAGCTTAGTTCCTTCACCGCTCGCGGCAATCAGGAAAACCAACAGCGCATTGCGCAGCAGCAGCGTGAAAAGGCTTTGGACAGTCACTATGAACGTGCAGAGCAATTAATTAAGTCAACAGGCGGCAAGCTAACCGCGGAGACTTACCAAGCAGCGGAATTGAATTTCCGTCAGCAATTAAACCAAGTTACTGGTAACGGCGATTCGGTTGCTGATGAGATTATCGCAAGGCTTGGTGATGGCTCAGCAAAGGTAGTTGCTCACTTAGGCGTTAATAGCTCGGCAATGTCTGCACTGAAAGAGCGCTTATTAGATGATCCAACAGGCTTAAAAGCAGCCGTTTACTTGGGCCAACTAGAAGCGAAGTTTCAATCAGCACAGACAGGTAAACTTAGTAAAGCGCCAGCGCCAGAAAGCTCAGTCAAGGCATCTGCTCCGGTTGGTACAGCGACAATGGAAAGTCTGAAGAAGGCTTACAAGTCAGCTAGAGA